AACGTAGTCGCAGCAGCAGAGATAACATGACCACCTGAGTTATCCAGATAGATGTTGCCTGATTGACCGCTAGTGATGTTCGTAAAGGTTAGTGTGCCAGTACCAGTTGGTGTGCAAGAGAAGTTGTTGCTCGCTTGCATATTGAATGACAAGTCGTTGTCAGTAGTGGTTGTACCTACGGCACGACCTGTAACACTTACGCCTGTAGAGGTTGTGGCGATTTTGGTTGCGTTGTCGTAGTTCAAACTTACCGCACCATTATTTAATGCGCTAAGATATGTTTCAGCACCAGTGGATGTTTTTAAATATAAGTTAGTGCCCCTTATTTCAAGATTGCCTACGCCTTCAGCGGCAATGTAGCTAGCACTACCACTGTGATAAATTGACAAATCATTACTGTCGCCAAACCTAGCCTTCTCGTTATCACCCAAATTCAACTCATTGGCAACGACTGTACCTGTTACGTCTACGCCTGTAGAGGTTGTGGCGAGTTTAGCTGCGTTGTCGTAGTAAAGAGTTGCGGCACCATTTTGACTAAAATTAGCCATTGTTTCAGAGCCGCTGTTTGATTTCAGCGTTATGTTATTACCGTCTGTAGAAAGTACTAAATCGCCTGTTCCATTATCAGCAATAAAACTATCACCACTACTATCGTGGTAGATATTTAATTCATTGTTACTACCAAAGGAAGCCCATTTGCCGTCTTCAAAGTTAAAACCATTATTATCGAATGTTACAGAATCAGTAGCGCCATATCTAAATGTTAGTGGAGTAGCGTTCTGAGTCCAAAAGTAAGTAGCAACATCAGCACTATCATGGTAGATTACTAAATCATTATTATTACCAAAGCCTACAGTATCATCATCATAATTCTGCATATGGGTTTCAAAGCCAAAGCGATTATTACCTTGATTCCATATAAGTGGCTTAAACGTATAAGTAGATGAACCCGCAAGACTAACGTCACTAGCATCGCCGATACTAAAATTGAGTAAGTTGAAAGTTCCGTAAGCAACAATAGCTACGTTATCTGATGTATTTGCTGCTGTAGTTAATACTACTGATGTGCCGTTATTAGCAGTAAAGTCAGTAGTAGGTACTAGCTTAACACCATTAAGGTACACATCAATAAATCCTACATCGTACGTAGCAGGAAAATCTGTAGTAGAACCTGTGTATGCACCAGAAGATGTGCCTACAACATAGTTATATCGTTCTGCTGTGCCATTTACAGTCGAAAGTGCATCTATCCAACCACTACCAGTATACACCTTCATTTCATTACTAGTAGTATTGAAGTACGCAGCACCCGTTAGAAGCGTATCACCATCATTGTCTACAGTAGGATCTGATGCCTTTGCACCTAAGTAACGATCATCAAATGAATCGTAAGATGCCGCAGCAGCGGTAGCAGAATCTTCAGCTTTAGCCGCGTAGTGGAGGGCAGAATAACCGGTAGTTGTACCGTCTGAAAGGGTGTACTGGCTATCTTCTGGGTTAACTGCGAGCTTCTCTGCATCCGCTGCCGAGTTAGCTGCCGCAGTAGCGGAGGTTGCAGATGAGGTTGCGCTACCGAGAATCGAGTCTACGTAGCCCTTACGCGATAGTTCATCGTCCGTAGTTGGGTTGGATGTGCTCGTAACCGCGTTAGAACCCATCGTGATGTTACCCGACATGGTACCGCCGGATAGGTTTAACTTGAGGTTATCTGCTGTGTCTACGTAGGTTTTGGTTGCAGCATCCTGTGCTGAGGTAGGATCACCCAAGCCAGTAATCTTACTGGTACCCATTGCGATAGCACCTGACATGGTGCCACCGGATAAGTTGAGTTTGGTTGCGTCCTGTGTATCGACGTAGCCTTTACGAGCTAACTCATCATCAGTCGTCGGATTAGCCGTCGAAGTGATCGAGTTAGAACCGAGCGTGATATCACCGGTCATCGTACCACCGGCTAGCGGTAGTTTAGTCGCGATAGAGTTCGTGATGGTGGTTGAGAAGTTCGCATCGTCATCGAGTGCAGCAGCCAACTCATTCAGGGTGTCGAGAGCAGCAGGTGCTGAATCTACGAGGTTGGTTACCTGTGTATCAACGTAGCCCTTCGTAGCCGCATCCGCGCTATCCGTTGGGGTACCCAATCCGGTAACCTTACTGGTACCCATCGCGATATTGCCAGACATCGTGCCGCCACTCAGGTTGAGCTTTAGCGCATCGTTGGTATCTACGTAGTTCTTTGTTGCCGCATCCTGTGCATCTACAGGGTCGGTTACGTTTGCGATGGTGGTACCGGTTACGTCGAGCGTACCGTTAACTGTGAGGTTATTAAAGGTAGATGAACCGCTAGAAGCTGTGACATTACCTGTTAAGTCGCCGGTGACATCACCTACGACGTTACCTGTCACGTTGCCAGTTACGTTACCTGTAACATTGCCTGTGACATTACCCGTAAAGCCGGTGTTTGCAGTGATGCTCGTACCGACGATAGTTGATGGGGTAGTCGCGCCAATCGCAGTGTTATCTACGGTACCGCCGTTGATGTCGGCACTCGTGATGGTTGCGCTAGCGATAGTCGCGGATGTGATAGTGATTGCAGCAGATACGAGAGCATCGATGTTTGCCGTACCGTCGATGTAGAGGTTTTTAAACTCCGCACCCGATGCACCGAGATCGATATCGTCGTCTGTTACCGGTACGATAGCACCGTCTTGGATACGGATTTGCTCTACTGGCGAACCTGATACTTCTGTGTAGATAGATACACGGTTGTTTGCGGTATCTACGACAACTTTGTTATTACCGTCGGTATCTGAGATCAACGGGATTGGGGCACCCTCACCGGTTGAACCGTCGTGGGAGTGACCGCCTACAGCCGCGAATGCATCACGGATCGCGTTGTATTCTGCGTTAATCGGTGCGGATTTGACCGTTTCGTTAGGGATGATATCCGCGGTGGATTGTCTAGTATAACCTGCCATATTATCTCCGATCCCCTATGCCGAACATGATTGAGAGACCTTGTATGTTATGACTCGCGTTAGAGTCGTTTGTTACGTAGCGGAAACTGATTGATCGACCGGAACCTGAGAAGTTAGTACAGATTACCGGGGAAGGGTTTCCGTCATAAATAGCCGCTGAATCGTATAGGGCTTCGTTGTAGAAAGCCGCTGCACCCTCATTACTCAGGGTGTAGTTGGCGGGGCTAAAAGTATTTTTATCCTCGTAGTCGTACACGACCGCAAGGACGATTTCGTTAGTACCTTCAGAGCGTAGGTAGGTACACACCTTGTAGAATAATTTACGTAGTTCCGGATCGCCGAAATAGAAGAACGGGGTCTGGAACAGACTAAAGATGTCGGTGCCATCAAAACTCGTACCGAACTCTTGTCGTTGGACCTTACCGTCGGAGTCGCCGTGAATGACGTATTCTACTTTTCCGATGTAGCCGGAAGCGGCACACGTTGCGTCGATGCCGAGTAGCTCACCAAACTCGAAGCTGATGCCGCCCTGTCCGAGTCGCAAGCCGCCTATAATACCGAGTGTTTCTTCGGTCTCGAAAAGGATGCGGAACTGGGACTTTTGTCGAATTACAACGCTCGAAATCTTCGTCAGGTCTTGGTTGGCGATGATATCTAGGATTGTAGACTGGATTGGCTTAGATACAGTTTCTAAGTTTACATCACCTATTTTATCGGTGCCTGACACAGGACGCAACCCGTCTGGACCTAAAAATAGCAAATCACCACCAATTTCCATCACGCTATCAGGTGCAATACACCCTAAATCGTCGGTAACAGACTGGAGGGTGAAATCGGCGATACTCGTACCGGTTAGTTTCTTGATGTTGTTCGTACCGAATATGTAGAGTTCGTTACGGAATACCTTGAGTTGGCTGATCTCGAAACCGACGTTGATGACGCCCGAACCGCTCGCAGCCGTGAAGTCATTCTCCGCAAACGGAGCTGAGAACCACAAGTTGTAGGGTTCGGTGGAATCACCCGCAAGGAAGATATGGTTTGCGTAGCCAGTACCAATAGCGGGATCGGATGGAGCTGTAGCACCAGTGATCTGTGCGTAGGTGGTGCCGTCGTAGTAGGCTGCGGGGTTTTGACCGTCAACTAGCAGTACTTTCGGACCACTGAAGTTGTACGGAATCATACGAACTTTGGTAACACCCGACATACTCGGAGAACCAACAGAGGTAACTGCTACCCACGCTTCTGTGGCGTCATCCCAATAGTGGAGATAGTCCGTGCCACTCGAGGGTTCACGACACGCGAGAATTCCGTCGTTAACACCGTTGGCAACACACACTCCGAGAACCTTGCCGGTACCCGGTACGGTGCCGTACGAATTTGTGAAACCGCTAATACGACGATAGCCACCGTTTACCGATGGCTCGTAGTTTATGAGGCGAATTGCACTACCCGGTTGGTTCTGCCCTTGCGAGAGTACATCTCGAGCAGTATCAAGACCACCGGAACACGATATACTTTGTACCTGTAACTGATCTTGTGGCACAGCTTACCCCTGTGTGTTTGCGCGGAAGTAATCAGGCGGATCGAGTAGTACTCGGCGCATGTAGTCCATACCTTCTTTAAACTTCTGAAGGTGGTAGCCAACTGCGGAGTCGTTAGAGCGGAAACGCATCATAAAGACCATCGCGCCTTCCATGATGACGTGTTCAAATCGAGGGGGAATTACTGTGGTGTCGGTTGCTACAGATAGGTCATTCGGAAAACTAAAGTAGTTGTACTGAATAGTGTAGGCTTTATCTGGAGGAGGACTCACGCCAAACTTAGTCTGTTGAGTACGGTAGATACGCTGTGGTGCTTGATACGAGGTAGTTTCCATGTTGGCATCAGATGCACGGTAACGGCTCTGATACTCATCAAAATTAATTACGTCAAGTTCTTTTGCGTTGGTATTGATGCTCGCATCCTTCTTGAGGAAGAACGAGTCCCAGTCCACCACGTGCATATCTGACGGGAAACTGTATTCTTGGGTACCGACAGTGAGGGTCACTTCTTCTTGCGTAAGTAAAAAGTTCCACTGTTGTACGTACGAGATAATCTCACGGATCGATGCGTTTATAGCATCCTTAGCGAGTGCCTGTACGTTACGAGCACCGGTAAAGTCCGCGGTATCAATTTCTACTTCATTAAGTCGGCGGAGTAGTTTATTTGTTAGTTGTAGGTATGTACTACTCATTTAATTTCCTTAGCCGGGTACTTTAAAGAATTCTTCGACGGTTAACATTATGTCGATGTGGGGACTTGCGTTTCCAGAGGGTGTGCAATGAATAACATCCCCCGGCTCCATGATCATCTCCCCGCCGGTAAACTGGACGTAGTCACCGGTTACCATGTTCTTGCCACCGAGAATATGGATGTGTGTCCCGTCGGCTCTATCGAATTCAACATCAACCGTCGTGTTGCCACCTGAGTTACTCACGAACAACATCAATACGTGGGAACGGCAGTTGTTGGGGCAGGTGTATACGGTTACTTGTAAATCTTCAGTACCGCATTCCGTACCAACGGTTTTCATGCGGCTGTGCGTGGATATATTTGCGCTAGACATTACTTAACTGACTTTTTACCGCGACAACCCCATGCTTTACGTCGAGCGCGGAGTTTAGCTGATTTAGTACCGTCTTTACTCTTCTGACCAGAAGAACGAGCGCAGTATGCATCCCCACGTTTAGTACCGGGGTGAGCTACGCGTTTGTGGGTTTTACCTTCACTATCTTTGTAGGTGGTGCCGTTTGCGTATTTACGCTCAGCAGCCTTACCGCCCCGAGCCATCGCCCATCGTTCTGTGTAGTTCATATATGGTATAACCCCGGGGGTGGTGTCTTGATGATATAGGATGAAATCTTTTTCGTCAATACCCTAGTTAAGGATACTGAGAGAAAGGGGGTCCGGAGACCCCCATCCCTAGCTCACTTTACAGTGCAACTACGCCACGAACCAATGATTCTGGACGGAGTACCTTGCTACCGAACACGTGCAAGCCGCGAACGATATCAGAGAAAGTACCGGTGTCACGAACCACTTCGGTCTTCGCGATGTGCGAAGCAGTAGCAGTTGAAGACATGTGACCTGCCATGATTGCATTCTCGCCCGCACCCAAGCCAGTCAAAGTAACGATGTCAGTACCTGAATCGTTCAATGCAGTGGTCTTGTAGCACTTCATGCCCGCGATCATGCCTTGCATTACCAAGCCGTTACG